CTGAACGTGTTTATCGACAGCGGGCGCATCGTCTCGACGCTTGCCAGCTCGCTGTCGTTTGAATACCAGTACCGGCTTAACATGGTCATTACCGACTACGCCGGGAATATCGACCTGCTGATCGTGCCGCTGCTGGCATGGCTGCGGGCGAATGAACCCGACATTATGGCAACAGAGGAAAAGCGCCGGACGGGCTTTACCTTCCAGGCGGACGTTATCAGCGACACGGCCAGCGATATAAGCATTGAGCTGCAGCTGAGCGAGCGCGTGATCGTGAAGCAGGCCGACGACGGGCTGCACGTGACCCACGTCGGTGAGAACCTGCTGCCGGAGAATGACGCGCGGCCGGTGCAGCTTTACGTTAAGGGCGAGCTGGTCAGCGAGTTGCAGACATGAGCGAGCTGCAGCTGGTAAATGACCGCCTAGAGGCGCTTATCAGCAGCCTGTCAGCCCCAGCACGCAAAGAGATGGCGCGAACCATCGCGAAGAAGCTGCGCGCTAGTCAGCAGCAGAATATCAAACGCCAGCAGGCACCAGACGGCACGCCGTTTAAAGCGCGTAAAACGCAGCCGGTGCGCAGCAAAAAGGGCCGCATAAAGCGCGAGATGTTTGCAAAGCTGCGCACGGCTAAATACATGAAGACGCAGGCCAGACCGAATGAAGCCGTTATCGAGTTTGCGGGCAACGTGCAGCGCATGGCCCGCGTGCATCATTACGGGCTGCGCGACCGGCCGTCACGTAAAGGTAAAGAGGTGCAGTATGATTCCCGGCCTCTTTTAGGTATCAGCGAAAGAGATTTAAATATGTTGGAAGAAACTATTTTAAATGCATTATCAAGCTCGTAATGGGTATGTATCTAAAATTTGTTGTGCAATTCCGCCATAGCCTGGGAATATCTTTGAAGTTCCATATCCGTGATCCTCGAGGGCGATATAAGTAAGTCTTGCAAGCTCGCACGGGAAAGTGACCTTAATGAATAAGGGTTCGTGGAAAATGTCTGAAGGTAGTTTATCAAAATAACTTTTAAGTATTACATCCAATGGGCGACGATCAACTAATGCACCCATATCTTCACCATTCGGCATCTTTGGAGTAACAGGGATGTGTGTAAATAATCCTTTCTGAGCATTTAGATTAGGATTATCAAAATAAGGAGGCGTGACAAACCTTATATGAGGCTGGAGATAAGTAAATAAGGGTGATGTTAATAAATTTTTGTTGAGGCACCATATGCATAACCTGCCGCTTTTATTAATAGCACCTTTTAAAGCAAAGTGTAATGCAACAAAAGGATCATAAGTCCAGTCAAGCAGTCTGGTCGGTATTTTATAATGCTGAGCAAGGGCGGCTATCTCATCTAGTTCGCGAGGTATCCATTCAATTTTTCCTGATAGAACGTCCATTACATTAGGGTCATAATCAGAAGCAAGATTGTCTCTGAAAAAATTAGAGCTTGGTACTCTAAGTCCATTTCTATCACACATGATATAGAAATCACGCAACCTTACGTATTCAACTTGCAGTTGCATAAACTCTAGATCATGTTGTTCATTATCACTTGCATTTGTTTTAAATATTTCATTGATTCTTTTCTTCTCGTCATATCTCAACGCATTTGGGACAAGATCCCAGCCTGCATCAGAATGCCCGCGAAAAACGTAGCCCTCAATCTTGTTATTCCATGGCAAAAAATAATTGAGAAAGTCTAGAGAGTTTTCAATGTTAATTTGATGATGAAACATTCTTTATTCCTTTTGAAGTGTTTGCCTGTAGACCAGAGGGCATCTACTCATTGTTTCACTGGTGCCAATTTTCCACAATCTGCTCTATGAACAATTCAGATCAAATTTTTGAAATCCAGCGCCTGCTGCGCAACCTGATCCGCATCGGAACCGTGTCGGCCGTCAATCTCGACGGCGGGCTGTGCCGTGTCGATACGGGAAAAAACACAACCGGCTGGCTGCACTGGCTGAGCGCCCGAGCGGGTAAAACCCGCTCCTGGAATGCGCCGTCAGTGGGTGAGCAGGTTCTTATTTTGTGCCTCGGCGGCGAACTTGATACCGGCTTTGTGCTGCCGGGCATTTTCTCGGATGACAACCCGGCTCCGTCAGCCTCGGCCGATGCACTGCACTGGTCATTCCCTGACGGCGCAGTGATCGAGTATGAGCCGGAAACCGGCGCGCTGATCGCAACCGGCATACAGACGGCGACCATCAAAGCGGCGGTAAAAATCCTGTTCGACTCGCCAGAAGTGGAATGCACAGCGCTGCTCAAAACTGCGCAGCTGGAAGTCACTAAGGGCGCCACGATGAAAGGCGACGTGACGCATACAGGCGGCAGCCTTTCCTCAAATGGCAAGGTTCTGGATAAGCATAAGCATCCTGGCGACAGCGGCGGCCAGACGGGGGAACCGATATGACAACCGCAAAATATATCGGCATGAGCCGGGAAACCGGCGGCACGCTGACTGACCTCGATCATATCCGGCAGTCTGTGCGTGACATTCTGCTGACCCCTGTCGGCACCAGGGTGATGCGTCGCCAGTATGGTTCGCTTTTATCCGCGTTGATTGGCAAGCCGCAAAACGAGGCGCTGCGCCTGCAGATTATGTCGGCCTGCTATATGGCGCTCCTGAAGTGGGAGCCGCGCGTAAAGCTGACCGCCATCAGCTTTGAATCGGATATCAACGGCGCAATGGTGGTTGAGCTGTCCGGCAATCGCACCGACAACGCGCAGCCTTTTTCCTTAACCGTTCATGTGAGCTGAGACTATGGCAACTATCGATCTGAGCCAGCTGCCCGCGCCTGACGTGGTGGAGGCGCTGGATTATGAAACCCTGCTTGCCGAGCGAAAGGCGACGCTGATTTCCCTTTACCCTGCCGACCAGCAGGAGGCCGTCGCGCGCACGCTGACGCTGGAGTCAGAACCCATCGTTAAACTGCTGCAGGAAAATGCTTATCGTGAGCTGATCCTGCGCCAGCGCATCAATGAGGCGGCAAAGGCGGTAATGGTGGCGTATGCACTGGATGGCGACCTTGACCAGCTCGGCGCGAATAATGGCGTACCCCGCCTGATCATAACCCCGGCCGACGATACAACCATTCCGCCGACCGCCGCTGTAATGGAAAGTAACGACGATTTCCGGCTGCGCATCGCCTCTGCCTTTGAGGGGCTGAGCGTGGCCGGGCCAACCGGTGCATATGAATACCACGCCAGAAGTGCCGACGGCCGCGTAGCCGATGCATCAGCCATCAGCCCGTCGCCTGCCGTTGTTACCGTGACTGTGCTTGCGCGTGAAGGCAGTGGCGTGGCGAGCGACGAGCTGCTGGCCGTGGTTAACGCTGCGCTAAACGACGAAGATGTGCGCCCGGTTGCCGACCGGGTGAGCGTGCAGTCAGCGAAGATTATTGATTACGAAATCGTGGCCGAGCTGTACCTCTATCCGGGACCGGAGGCGGAGCCAATCCGCGCCGCTTCTGAGGCAAAGCTCGCCGCCTTTGTCAGCGCGCAGAAGCGCCTCGGCCGCGATATTCGTCTGTCTGCGCTGTATGCCGCCATGCACGTTGAGGGCGTGCAGCGCGTGAATCTGATTAAGCCGTCGGCTGACGTGGTGCTCAATAAAACGCAGGCCGCTTACTGCACGGGCTACGAGCTGACTGTTGGAGGCTCGGATGAGTGATCGCCTGCTGCCGACCGGCTCGTCAGCGCTTGAGATTGCTGCCGCCGAAGCGCTGGCAAGCCCCGGCGCGATGAACGTGCCGCTGCGCCAGTTATGGAGCCCGTACGCCTGCCCGGTGGTGCTTCTGCCCTATCTGGCATGGGCGTGGTCGGTTGACCGCTGGGATTCAGACTGGCCTGAATCGACAAAGCGCGCCGTGGTTGCCGCCTCGCAGTACGTGCACCGGCACAAGGGCACGATAGGCGCTATCCGCCGCGTCGTTGAGCCGCTGGGCTACCTCATCAAAATAATCGAGTGGTGGAAAACCGGTGAAGCGCCTGGCACGTTCCGGCTGGACGTAGGCGTACTCGATACCGGTATCACGGAGGAAATGTATAACGAGCTGGAGCGCCTTATATCCGATGCGAAGCCCTGCAGCCGTCACCTTATCGGCCTCTCTATCAATCTGGACGCGAACGGCGCGCTGCCGGTTGCCGTTGCCAGCTACAGCGGAGACGAGCTGACTGTTTACCCTTACACCCCTGAACTTATCAGCGTCGGCGGGCCGGGTTATTCCGGCGTGGCGGTGCATCTTATTGACCTGACGGAAGTGAGCGCATGACGACAAAATATTTTGCCCTGCTGACCAATCAGGGCGCGG